GGCAAGTTGGCCCCACGTCGACAACTTTGCCGCCGCCCGCAATACCGCACTGGATGCCTGCACTAGTGAATATGCGGTATGGGTGGATTGCGATGACTTGCCACATAAAGACCTCAAAAACGCTCTTAAAAGGGGCGTGGAAGCGTTTGAGCAGAATCCCAAGCTCGGCATCTATGCAGGCGTATATGCGGTTTTAAACGCCAAACTCGCCCCTGTAAGGGAACGGATGGTAAGGCGTATAGACGGCGCATGGTCTGGAAAGTGGCACTACGCCGTCCATGAGGCGCTGTTGCCTAATGCTGGGCTAGAATCTGTGGGCGAGCAGACGGTATGGGTTGAGCATCACCCGGGTGGTTACAAGGCGGGTAGCGCCGATCGCAATCTCCGCATCTTGCAAGGCCAGTTAAGCGAGGCGGGCAAGTATGCGTACTACTACCAGCAGGAACTTTTCCTAGGCAATCGCAGGACGGAATCTGAGCCTTGGTCACACGTTGCGGCCGTCTGGCCGGGGCAAGAGGCCACGCTGGCTTACGAGGCGGCCTGTAATCAGGCCACGGCCACGCAAGATCGCACGGTCAGGATCGGCCTATACCAAAAGGCACATCAAATGAACCCTGGGCGCAGGGAAGCGATTTACTATTTAGCTAGGGAGGAGGCGAGCGTGGGTGCGTGGTTGCAGGCTTACCACTTGCTTAAGTCTGCGATGGTTCAGCCCGATCCGGGCGTAAAGATCTGGAACGCCCAGCGCACCGTCTACGACTTTGAGTGCATAGATCTATACCTAGCGGCCTGCAAAGCCGTCGGCGATACGGCCGAGGCAGAAAAGATTGAGAACATGTGGCGGGCGCAGAAGCCCGTGAAGATTACCGTTTGCCACGCTACCCGAGGCCGCCCCCAAGAAGCAATCAACGCTCGCATCTTGTGGATGAAAAAAGCGGCAGATCCAGCCTCAATCGAGTGGATCTATTCAGTCGATGACGACGACGAGAAGTCTAAGCCTTTAGCAAATTGGGGCATGATCTCAGGCAAAGGCGGGTGCGTGGCGGCGTGGAACCGAGCGGCCGAAGCGGCCCGTGGTGAGATTATTATACAAGGCTCCGACGATTGGGATCCTCCGCTGCATTGGGACAAGATAATCAGCGATAGGATTGGCGATACCAGCAAACCCGCAGTGCTCGCAATCTCTGACGGGCATCGCAAAGACGATCTGCTGTGCATGGCAATCCTAACTAAAGCACGGCTGCAAGATCAGGGCGCCATGTTTGCCGCCGAATATGACGAATGCTCAGGAATATTCTCTGATAACGAATTTTCCAAGAGAGCTGCATACGATGGCGTCATCATTCCCGCCAAGGACATCGTATTCACCCACAACAATCCGCTATTCACGGGCTCAGCTCAGGATGCGGAATTTAAACGCCACAACGCCAAGGAAAACTACGAGCTTGGCGAAAAGATATTTAAGGAGCGCAACCCGTGATCTACGAGTACAATGGCAAGCTGTACCCAGATTATATTAAAAATGGAAATGCCTGCGCTCATGTCCTGCCGTTTGCCAAACACTTTTGTCGTGGTGATGGACTGGATATTGGTGGCACTCGAGATTGGCACTTACCTGGCGCTACTGTGGTCAACATTGATCAGTCAGACGGACACAACGCACTAAATTTACCAGACGGAAAGTATGATTTTATCTTCTCGTCTCATACCCTAGAGCACGTTGAAAGATATGTAGATGCCCTAGAGCATTGGAAAACACGGTTAAAATCTGGCGGTACGTTGTTTATGTATTTGCCTCATCCAGACATGGAATACTGGCTCCCGCAAAACAATCGTAAGCATACTCATATTTTTCATCCGTTTGATATGACAAAGACGCTGGACGATCTTGGATTTAAACAAATCTTGTGCAGTGAGCGAGATCTATACTGGTCGTTTGCCATTGTAGGATTTAACGATTGAAAACAATCGTATATCATCAGCGCCTTGGGGACATCATCAACTGCTTCCCAGCAGCCCGTCACTTTGCCAGTCAAGGCGAGCAAGTGTTGATCGAATGTTTGCCACAGTACGCATCAGCCTTGGATCTTATCAGTTACGCAAAATGGGTTGGACCAGGTGAAGGCGAAGGTGAAATTTTAGACTTTCAGATATGGCCTGAACGGTACAACGAATACCGAAACAGCGGGGAAAGTTACGTCGACTTTATGTATGGCCACCCAGCTTTGATCGGAGTTGATAGAAAGATCGTTCTGGATTGCGTGCCAGACGGGCTGCCAGCCGGCCTGCCCGATCAATACAACCTTCTTGCGCCACTAGGCATTAGCCAAGGTTGGAATTATCCAACGCTGGATATTCAACAAAAGGCGGAAGAGCTGATGGGCGATTACATCATTATGTGTGAGAGCAAATACTACTTTCACAAAAGACACTGGACTGCGGGAAGCGTTGTCGAAATGGCGCAAGCCATTAAGCACGCCGACAAGTTTATGAGCATTAACTCAGCTCCGGCCATTCTTGCGTCCGCCTTAAGGCAACAGCGTCTCACGTATTTTCTGCCACAAAAGGAACAATGGGCGCAGGACAATATCGCGCCTTGGTCTGGCCGCGTTGACGTGGAGCTTTAACTATGGCCGCCGTCACCATGCTCGATCGTCTCATTGAAGCTGCTTTCCAAGAGCTTCTATCTGCAGCAGTTACTGGGCCGACCTATCACTTGTCGCACGATAAGACAGAGAACATGCCACCTTCTATCGTCATTAAAGCCACTCTGGGTACGGAAGAGCCGGTGCAAGGTTCTGGCGTGTTTAGCGTTCCAGTTGAAATCATTGTTGATGATTCCTACGACGACACAACTCTGGATGCCCATACTCAAAAGTGCTCAAAGATTCTACAAGCTTTCTATGACTCTAGCTCGCTGGCTACTAGGTTAAACGCCACGACCGCCATTGGATCTGCTCGCTGTTTTAATGCAAAAGTGGAATCGAGCGAAGCGGAGGCTGACGATGAAGAGCGTACAATGCGTCGCACCTACAAACTAGCAGTCATCGCTTACCCTAATTCCATCGCAAGTTGACACAAATTTTAAGGCAATATGGCAGCCACAACAATCGGAACTACTGGCCTACAATTTGGCATCACTGCTGAAACGGGTGGCCTCGTACAATCTTTCACGGAAACCCGCAATGTCGAACGTGCGGAAGTTAGAAACCAAAGCGGCGAGGTGGTCGGTGCTGCCATGTATAACCCGACCGATACCTTTGCCTTTTCAACAACCATCACGGGCACCTATGCTACTACGGCTGGCGCTGTTCTAACCACGCTTGCTAACGCTGCCAGCACTGGCGGAAAAATTATTGTGGATAGCGTGACTGTAAACCGCGCCTCGGATGGGTTTGTCACGGTGGACGTTTCCGCGACTCGCTTCCCCAACATGAGCTAAAGCCCGAAAGGGCGGGCTAATGAAATCCTAAAATGATTGATAGCTTTTGGGGGACAACGAATATCAAAGTGGCTGCGGCTGCTTCCGCTTTTGGGGCTAAATTGCGAGAAACCGATCCAGTCACTTGCATCGTAAAAGAGGACGGCCATCGCCAATTCACGTTTTGGTTCAGCATATCCGATGGTGAGGAAGCAAAAGCTGAAATGCAGCGCACCTGGGCAGACATGAAATGTGATCCTGAATCGCCTATCCGTTACGTGAGAGCCGCTCTTGAGAACAGGGAAACACTGCTGGGTCTGATGAAGCGGGCTGAACCAATCATATCGATTCAACGCGGCGGCCAAACACTTCTAGTCAGCGAGAAAGCCAGCCCAGAACTGAAGCGGGCAATTCTAAAAAAACTATGAGTGAAGATAATTTAATACAAGAACTGGATGAGGCATTCATATCGCCAAACAAACTTTTTAAAAGTCAACCGTTGGCGCCATACACCGAGGGCAGCAGGCTTTTGATGATCCAGATCCGCAACGAAAACGACAGCCCAATCTTCTTTGTTTATGCCTTTATTTATCTGCATATCTTGCTGGCGAAAGACAGAAAAGCCGCCATCAAACTGGCTTGGAACCAAGACGCATTCAGGGAAAAACTAATGGAATGGTCGGAGAATCTTGGCGAGGAGGATCGAGATACGGCAAGCCTGCTCGTTGCCAGCATTCTAAACGAATCCAATAAGGCCAAGGTGAACGTCATTCCGTCCGGCGTTCCACAGCCACCGGGAAACGGGTAACGCCAGGCGGAACCGCTTGCAGCGTGTTCGTCCTGGCTAAAGAAACTGGCTGGCCATTAACGACGATCTTATGGGAAATCCCTCTGGAAATCCTGCACCAAGCGGAGCACGTCTTTATGTATATGAACGGGGCAAAGTTACGTCGGCCTTATGCCGTTGTAGGCACAGATCTCCGTGACATGGAGAAAGCGTTAGGACTATGAGCGCCAGCCTTACCGTCAATCCAATCAAACTTCAAAAAGCCTTGAAGGCTTTTGTTGGTAATACAAAACTTGAGGCCGCCAAGGAAATGCGAATACAAGCCCGATCTCTTTGCGTCAGCCTTGCCAATTCCACCCAGCCATTTGGCCTAAATTCAAACGCAAAAGCCAAAGGAGAAAAAGCAGTTACGCGTGATATTGATCGGGTATACAAAACCGCGCCAACGGCTGTACGTGAAATTGCATCTTTACCGTTGCCTAGGGGAAAGACGGCAACACAGAACGCCCAGCAGGCGGCCGCTGCTTTGGCCGGTATGATTATTGGAAAAACTTTTGGTAAGGGTAAGAAAGGATTTAAGGCGCAAACTACCGCTCAGGGGCTATTAAACCGATTGAATTATAAGCCTTATATCTACACGAAAATTGGTCAATTTGACGGAGGACTTGCTCACAGGCAGTCAAGATATGGGAAAAATCAGCGTGTGCCTAAAAACCAATACGTGCGTCAAATCGTCACAAAAGAAAATGAACTGGCAAAATATTACAAAGAAAAACGCGGTAACGTAGGTATTGCAAAAGCAGGGTGGGCCGTATGCGCTGGGATCCTTGGCGGGTTTAGGGGCATACCTAAATGGGTATATCGGCATACCGGCGGCGGGCGTGTTGTGGACATGTCGCAAGCAAAGCCAGGCGTTTTTTCAAAACCCTATATCTCAATGACAAACACGATTCCGTGGATATCTAACGTGATAAGCAAATCAACCGTTCAAAGGTCTATTGACATACAAGTGATAAAAATGATCAAGCGGCTGTATATTATTGCTAATTACGAGCGAAAAAAGGCTGGTCTATAATGGACGCCGTAGCCACAGCCAAACTCGCACTAGACGCATCCGGCTTTGATCGCGGGCTGATGACGGCTCAAGCGTCGGTAAGCAAATTTGCAAAGCAGGCAGGCGGGTTGGTGGCTGGCGCCTTTGCGTTTGATAAGATTATTGCAGGGTTCACAAACGCCATTGAAAAGGGCGACCAGTTGCAGGATATTGCGGAAAAGTTCGGTGTATCTGCCAGCAAATTGCAGCTTCTTGGGAATGCCGCATCTGTTTATGGCAGCGGTATTGATCAAGTGTCCGCTGGGTTAAACAAGCTATCACTGGCCCAGCAGAAGGCTTTGGCAGGGGATACTGGACTAGGCAAGACTTTTGCGGAAGTTGGCATCAGCATTGAAGATTTAAAAACAATGAAGCCGGAGGATGTATTGCTAAAAATATCCGACAGCTTTGCAAGTGGCGCAAATGAAGGCCGGCAATTCATTATCGTCAACGAACTTCTTGGCAAGGCACAAACTGACTTAATTAAAGTATTAAACCAAGGATCAAACGCAATTATTGAGCAGGGCAACGCTATCGGCGTGTGGTCGGACGAAACAATCTCACAACTTTCAGAAGCCTCGGATTCTCTGAAAACATTTCAAAATACCTTTGTAATAATCTTTGGAGAGTTGGCATCTTTTATCAATCCAGTCATTGAATCATTCAAGCAATTTGGAGAAGAGATTGGCATGGTTGGATATGCCTTAAAAACAGCATTTACTGGCGACATCAAAGGCGCCTATCAAATAGGACAAGACATAAGAAAACTGCATAAAGAATCTTTGCAGCCTAAAGCAAAAACAGCCAAGCCAGGCTCAGCTCCTCTCATGGAAAGCGCAGATGCCATTGCTTCAGCCGCTGATGAAAAGAAGAAATTAGACAAACAATTATACGACGAGGAAATCTACGACATTAAAGAAGCGGCTAGGCTTGAAACTGACCGGGATAAAACGATTTTTGATCGCATGATGAGAGATGCAGAATATGCCAGGGACGAAAAGAAACGGATCCTAGAACTTGAAAAAGACACGGCCCTTAAAAACAAGGAGCTGATTATGCGTGGGATGGAATCCTCGGGAACGATTCTGGATAAAGTCAGGGCATCTGCTGAACGCATGGGAATGGGCGGAATCGTTCGCCAGATTGATGCCCAACGCATGCAACAACAAAGACAGACCGACGTAAGCCTGCTTTCTGGCGTTGGCGCTCAACCTGGTCAAATGAGTTTTCGGCCAAACGAGCAGATTCAAGCATTGACGCAAACGGAAGGCGATTTACAGAGACAGCAAAACACTGAACTAATTAAAAGTTTTACGGACATGCAATCACTGGTCGCTCAAATCGTTCAAAAAATAGACGACAAACTTGGGGTGCCAGTATTGAAATCAGCCTACTAATATGAGCGCAGTTATTCTATCAACTACTCTAAACGCAGCTGGGAAAGTGTTGCGAAAGTCTACACGTTCCAACACGGTCGACGGCCTTGTTACCCTTGTTGAAGAATACACGATCCGCCTTGCAGATATTGGGGCGCTAGATCCAGAGGTCGGCACAAAACACAGCGTATTTTCGTCTGCTGCCGCAAAGTATCCAAGAATGCTGGTGGAAACCACAGCTGTCGATCCGCTTGACGGGGATCTTGCAAACTTAAAAGTTACATACGTTGGCTTGGATTTTGCTACCGGCCTGCCTCCCGCGTATATCACAACCGTCGGACAGCCTGGCGTCGGGATATTTGGTGCGGACACTGCAATTCTTGTAAAGTATCTCACGGACGCCAGCCTGTTCGACACGCTGAAAGGCGGGAACATTAGCCTTAATCTTGGCACAACAAACCTTACGCTTCCAACAAAGCGGCTAATGCCGACGCAAATTAACGGCACCACGATGCCGCCTAATCCAAGGCAGCGTGAATATCGTCGGGCAAAAACAATCTTTGAGGCGCAGGATGCGGCCGTGCTGGCCTATCAGGCGCAATACAATCAAAACTCAAGCGATGTAATTGGCCCGCGAATACTAAGTTATGCTCCGAGTGTGGAATGGATTTACGCTGGTTACGTTCAGACTGGAATTAGCCTTCAGCGGCGTGGGCTTTTCAATCAGATTGAGGAGCAATTTACAGAGTATTTCCGAGGATCCGATATCTTTTATCAAACCGATGGTACAGTCAATCTGACTAGAGTTAATTCGTTCTCAAATCTTAACTACACGTTCTAATTGCATGGCTGAAAATCCTCCCAATGCGGTTATTTCTTCACGCTCCCAACCTCTTCGCGCAATACGACCAACCCCAGACGGCGTGGCGATTACAACCGATTATCTGAACACAATAATAAATCGCATCGAAGATCTGGTATTGATCGCAAAGTCACAAAAGCCAATCCCAGGCAACAATGTTCAAATCAACTTTACGTCACAGGGCGCCGTTATTAACGCGGTCACCCAATGATTCGCCCAGCCTTATCTAAACTGGCAGAAGGCACCAAACTTACAGTCAATCTTATTAACGACATTATCAATCGCACTGAATATGCCGCTGATTTGTTGCGACAATATAAGCTAATCGCTGGGAATGGAATGTACGTGGAGCCTCATTACGACGGAACCAGGGTAAGTTATTTGCAGCAAGTCGCTGGCGGAGCGTCGCCAACCAGATCACTGTATACGCCTTCACAACAAAATGTGATAAAACTCGTAAGCAACAAGTTGGACTACACGCAGTATGCTTCTTATTATGGAAATAATTTCATACCACCAATTATATTCTCCAGAAGCGATTTTGAGCAGATTTACGGGGAAGGATTGTTTCTTGCAATTACACTAAAAGTATGGGGCATAAATGCCTGGGAATATCCATTTGCTTTTCAGGCATTCTTCTCATTCATTCCACCAAGCACTGAATTAAAAACTGGCCTAATGTCGTTTGGAGTAATGCCTGATAAATGGTATTTTGCGACTCCGTACTCCATTGAGCCCGAAACAGTTTTCCCCTCTTTTAGCGTTGTTACATTACAGCAAGCCATAGACAACGGCTGGTACTAAAATTGACACCCACTAATCCTAAATGGCCTCAACATTAGACCTATATATCGACACATCTTCCGGCCAGCTAATTGAAGGCGGGAGTGTTCTGGGCGGCTCTTTGCCAACGCTCACAAGAAACGATACCTACACTTTGCGCATTCGTCTTTTACAAAAACTGGCAAACGGTTCTTACGATGATATTACCACAACCGGCTCAAATCTTAAAGTTGGGATAGGAACAATCGAGCAAGAACCCTCGGCTGGATCATTTAAGCTGTCTATCAACGGAACAACTTCGTCGGCGATCGGATACAATGCCACTGCAATTTCTGTTTATAATGCCATATCAAATAATGTAAGCACGGTTGCTTTGTACGGTGCAGGTGATTACGGATCATATTTACTTACCGCAACTCAGCCTAATACGGCTATGTCGTTTGGATCGGACTCATTTACATTATTCCCAACTAGCTCTGTGCTTATTAGCACTCGCAGGAACCCGGCGACATCAGTGCAAGCACAACAGATAGTTAAGCTCGTTCGCAATCCAATTGTTTATTCCGATACTTTTACGACAACTTCAACAGCAGGACAGATTGCTCTTACAAAGCTATCAGATGGATCTACTACGCAGAACGAAACGTATGAGCTTACGATTGGGGATCTTGTGCGTGGCGGATCTTTCGCCTTGGTTTTTGGTTCAAACTCCACAACTGGAATACCGCTATTCACGTCAGCAGTTTCGGTTCAGACCGCAATTTCGTCTGGCATTAGCACTGTCACAGCAAATTGCTCGGTGCAAGATAATGGCAAACAGGGCTACATTATTTCATTCACCGGCCGCCTCGGTCTTACGAATATCACGACAGCGCTCACCTTGGATTCTACTGGGATACAATTTACTCCGCTAAAACAAACAACGCTGACAATCAATACCGCTGAAGTTGAAGATGCCTTTGCCGATACTTCTGAAAATTCAATTACTCCGACTATTGAAATTGAACTTACCGAGGATGGCACGCCAAAGACAATATATCAGGGGCCAATCACATTAAGAAAAGATCTTATTACCGCAGGAAGCGCAGTTCCAGGAGATCAGACAAGCTATTACACCAAGAATGAAAGTGATGCTAATTTCGTATCTCGCACTGGTAATGTTGGATTTTACGGGACAACTCCGATCTCGAAGCCGGCTTCAACAAATGTAGTTTCAGCATTGGTCAATCTTGGCCTGATAGCAAATACCGTCACGTTAAACGAGCAAGGCGGATCATTCCCAACAGTTGCCCTTACTGGATCAGCAATCACGGTTACAGATAACATCCCATTCGTATTTGGGACAACAAATGGTAGCAAACTGGGAACAACAACCTCTCAAAAACTTTCTTTTTTTGGATCAACTCCCATCGTTCAGCCGGCATCAAATAATGTAGTTTCTGCATTGGTAAACCTAGGCCTTATTGCCACTAGCGTAACTCTTGGCATCCCAAGTAATGTTGTTACAGATTGGACTAGCAATATCTCGGCCACAAATCGATATCTTGCGGATTCTAGTGCAGTAACAGCTGTTGATTGGAACAATAGAGTTTTAAAAACATCTAGCGGCGTCACGGCGGTAAATTGGCAAACTGGGTCGTTTGGCTCCGGGTCGACTGTTGTTACTATTTCTTCAGGTAGCGTAGCAATTTCTGGCAGTTATTATATTGCGATGGGTACTGATAATGGTGCTTTCAGAACATTATCAACAATGGCATCTGTTAGCTTTGGAGCGGTGGCGTCAAACGATCAACATTATCGTGATGTCGTGGTAACTGGTGCGGCAATAAACGACATTGTTTTGATTGGCCTACCATCAGCAGTTTCGGCTGGGGCAGTCATTCAAGGCGTGGCCTACAAGACAAACACCGTGTGCCTCTCTTGCAGTAATTCAGATAATGGCACTATCAACCTAAACACCGCCACCTACCGCATCACCGTGCTCAATTATGCCTAGTATTTCAAACATATCCCTTGGAGAATGCGGTATAAACTCTTTTGAAATAGATACTGGCCTTTTGCTTTGGTTGGATTCTGAAGTAAATGTCACAGAATCTGGCGGGCTAGTTTCAGCTTGGGATGATAAAAGAAATAACGGGGTGGGATTTACCAGTTCTGGTTCCTTGCGCCCCACAAAATCAACGGGCGCAATTACTGCAAGCGGGGCGCAAAACATGGTAAACTCAACTCTTACGATTGGCACATCTTACAGCATTTTTGCTGTGGCAAACCTTACCACAGCATCTGGATATCAGCGTCTCGTAAATTATCGCACTGGAGATTATGGATTTTTCTTTGGCACAAATGATGCCATTTTTGCAACATTCTGCGGTAACGGAAATAATTCCTGGAATGATACAGACAGAAATACTCCGTATCAGAGTTTGTCTGCGACTTATAGCATCCTAGCGGCCACAAATAATGGCACCACATTAACCCCCTATTTTGCAAAAACAGCACAAAGCACAAAAACAGGTAATACTGCATCGCTTACTGGAATTGTTCTTTTTACTGGTAGCGGCCCTGCCTCTTCTCAGTATTGGAACGGAAGTCTCCGAGAGCTTTTGATTTATGGCGAAGCACTGGAAAGCGACTCTAGGGATACAGTATTTAATTACCTTTCCGCAAAATATAGCCTTTGACATAGGCCATCCAGAAGTATGGCTGCAGGCGTATATAATCTTATCGTAGAACAGGGCGTGGATCTTGCCCTAGAAGTGGCCGTAAAAGACGGAACTGGCGCAACGTATTCACTGGCTGGCGCAACCGCAGCCGCGCAGATCCGCGACACCTACAACGGCAACCTGCTTGCCACGTTTGCTACCGTTACTGCCACTGGCACGACTGGCAGCCTTACCCTGGCATTAAACGCAGCAACGGCATCGGCTCTGCCTATAAGCGGCGGTAAGTGGGATCTACTTCTGACGACATCGGCAGCCACTAAAATCCGTTTGCTACAAGGTTCCGTGACGATTGCGGGTGAGGTGACCGAATAATGCCTATCACTGCCACAGTCTGCGGGCCTGCCAGCATCAGCGTGGCCGTGGGTACGCCCATTGTGACGGGTGGGGCAGCAGCAGGTGGCGTGACCACTGGCACGGCCGTTGCCCTAGCGATTGCGTTGGGATGACAAGGAGCACAAGAAAATGAAACAAATCTGGCCTAACTATTCCTACTCGCCCGCCACTAACGTCCTTACGCTCACCGGGCTGAACATCGATCGCGATCAGCTACTGCTAGTGACGGCCGCCGATCGCGGGCGGATTATGTACAATTTTGCGGACAGCTCCGTCACTGCCTCTGCCTTTACCTCTGGCGCTAATACCGCACTCACACTAGTCGCGACAACTGCTGGACTGACGACGACGGCGGCGCTTATTATCTATTATGATGATCAGCTTCAGAGCACGTCAGTCTCCATCTCTAACTTCCCATCCACACAGACGATTGCTGGCACGGTCACCATCGGCTCTTCTCTTCCCGCTGGCACAAGCCGAATCGGAGTGGTAACGATTGGCGGGGGAACGGTGACTATCGGAGCAGGGACAGCACAGATTGGGAGCGTTACGGTTGGAAACAGCGTCACAATTAGCTCCTTGCCCGAAAATCTTTACATAACAATTAAAGATGGAATAAATAATTATGTTCAAAATGATGGGCCGCTTCCAGTAAGCGGGAATGTTGGATTAGAGGCTGGGTCAAATACTATTGGTAATGTCGGATTGGTGGCCGGCTCGGAAGCGATTGGGTCTGTTTCTGTTAGCAACATCTCAAGCCTTCCAGATGCCGGAGATAATGCAGTTATTAGGACGTTTATGTTTGGTTACGACTATGCAGGTGATGTTCCAGTTGCTATTGCCGCAAATGGTACAGCAATCTCGGTGGCTGGCTCTGTTACTGCATCCATATCAAATAGCGTAACGATTGCGTCTCTCCCCTCAATTAGTGGGACGGTAACTGCAAACTCACCCAACGGCTCTTTGACGACAAGATTTGGCTCTGTCACTACTGCCAACACGGCTTTTGCAACGTCTGCTGTAACAAACTCAAATCGTAAATATCTTTTAATTCAAAATATAACTACGGCCTCAAATGTAATTACAGTTGGAATTGGTTTTACTCCTACCACCACGCAAGGCATCCAGCTTTTTTCTGGTGCGGGGCTAACATTTGATGGTAGCTACATCCCGACTGGGGCTGTTAATTTATTGTCTAGTGTAACTGCATCTTGCTACACAATCTTGGAGGCGTAAGTGGGCTTTTTTGCCACTAGCGGAATCCTTAATCAAAAGGGATTCTTTGGAGAGGGATTTGACCCAGATGCACTAGACTACATCAATCGAGTAGAGACAGCAGACGGTGAACGACTTGAGCCAAGAGTTAGAACTGCAATTAACCAATTTGTTTTAGGATGCAAACAAGACGGAGTCTGGATTTCACTTGTAGCCTCTTGCATTATGGCTGGGGCAAGAACAGTGGCGGGAGCAATTACACCTCTAATTGGGAACACTCCAACAAACAATAACTTTGCAAGTGGTGATTACAGCAGAACACTTGGTTTGCTTGGCAACGATTCAAATAAATATCTAGCTACTGGCTACAATAATAACGACACAACAAATTTCCCACAAGACAACTCACATATTTCTTGTTATATAACAGCAAGTCAAACAGATGCAAGCGGTATTTTTGTTGGAACACAAACAGCACTTGGCTCTATATTAAGTTTGAATTATTCATCATCAACAAATATAAATTTTAGAAATAGGGCAAATACCGGAAGAAGTTTTGCATCAGCCCCACTTGGATTTCAAGCAGCAACAAGAAATAACAGTGCCAACTTTTCATCAAGAGCAACTATCTCTGGGGGTTCTATATCAGACGCAACAACAACAGCGGCATCTACCGCAGTTGGGAATCAACTAATTGGAGTTTTTTGCGGATTTAATGGCACTACTGCCAATCAATTTGCAGCGGCTCGTATATCTTTTTACTCAATCGGGAAAAGCATTACAATTGCAAGCCTAGACGCACGAGTGACAACTCTAATGACAACGCTTGCAAGTGTTATAGTATGATTCCAATTTTTATAATAGCACTATTGTTTTGCTCTTGTTCACCCAAGCGTGATAACAATGTATTACCACGATACAGCGACATGAGCGCAGCCGAGGACGCGGGAAAGACCAAGTGAATGGACTGCTTCGACTCAGCCGAATGGCGTGAACTGGAAAACCAGCTCCGCTACCTAGAAGCCGAAGGATTTATTGAACGCTGGATCGATAAGGACGGCGTGGAATGGGTGCGGATTGCGGAAGGTGCTGAGAAAGTATGAGCACGGATCAGATTGCGGAGCTATCCGAGCGCTTGTCTGTTGTCCGAGAAACTCTCGCCCGCGTCGAAACCCGCCAGTCGGTCGTGCTGGACTTATTAGAACGCTCGCAAGCCAGCTTGGGAGAGTATCACGGCCGCCTCACGCAAATGGAACGGGATGCCCACACGATCAAAACACGCCTGTGGCTTGTAGCACTGGTGTCCGGGGCAGTGGTAAGCACGGCGTGGGAGCTGATCAAACGTCGCCTCGGCTTTTGACACCCCGCTACGGGCATGGAAACACTCATACCCGCACTATTAAAAATCGATTGGCTTGGCGCTCTTGGCGCAGTTACCGCACTGTTAGCAGCCGTTGCAGCCGTGGCCGCGTTTATCCCTGGCGACGAGCCAGAACGGACGCTGCAAAAGATCGTCGATTTCTTGTCCAAGTTTTCTCGCAAATAAACGCCCATGATCGCCGGCATACTGACGGCGCTGGGCGGATTGTTTGGAATCGTGCTGTGGATTTTGAAACGCAAATCGCCACTCCAACGTAACTTTGAGGCGATTGAACTGGAACGCCGCAAAAGACAAAGGGACATCAATGCCTGGTGGACGCATCGCCCTCCCACTGATTCTTAGCCTGGCTCTGGCAAGCTGTGCCACGACATCGCAAACGCAGGACGGCCCGCCGCCCAGCCAAGACAGCATCAGCTATTTCATCTATGCCTGGGACAAAGCGGAACGAACAAACAAGCCCTGCCCGCAGGCTTACCGAGATTTGTTTGCGCAATCGCTCAAGGCGCTATCTGACAGCCTGGCGGAAACTGAAAGAGAGCGAGCGAGGAATCAGTGACCAGCCTCAGTGAGGCAAGCGCCCGCACCTTGCGGGCCATCGATACGCTAGACGCAGGCTTTCAAAAGCGGGTGAGGGGATGGCTGAATGAAATGGTGGCCAGCAGGATCACCCCGCTTATCTACTGCGGATTGCGTACCATGGAGGAGCAGGCTGCACTGTACGCCAAGGGCAGGACAAGTGACGGCCGGATCGTGACCAAGGCCAAGCCTGGGCAATCGTATCACAACTATGGGATGGCGTTCGATTGGGTGCCGATTAAGCCAG